AATGCTATGAGAACTCATTTTGATTTTAAAACAATCATAAGAGAAATAGATTGGAAGAAAAAACATTATGATATTGTTTATACTCATTTACCAGAACATGCTTTACAATTAAAAAATCTTTTATACAATAATACGAACATTAATCCTTCATTCATTGGTTATACTCATTGGACAGAGTTTCCAGAAATAACAAACTATGAAATGACTATGATGGATGTTAACTTTCTTGGACTATTGGAAATGGAAAGATGTGGTATCAATACGCAGGGGCAAAAGAACCTTATACTAAAGAATGCGAAAAAAAGTTTAAATAAAGAATCACTTATACGATTAGATGAGATAATTGTTCCCCAATATTTAGGATGGGAAATTCCAAAGTATAATAAACAATCATCGGATAAAAAAATAATTGTATACAACCATAGACCACACACTTATAAAAACTGGCCGTGGGTTCTAAAACAAATGGATAGACTTTGGGAAGATAGACAAGACTTTGAGTTGTGGGTGCCACTAGCAGATACAAGTGAGAGAGAATATATGACAAATGATAAGTATGATAGGTTTGGATATTTTTCTAAACTATCAAGTTGTTATCTTGGAATATGTGCTAAACAGAAATATGGTGGGTGGGCTATATCAGCAACTGATGGTATGAGTGTAGGTGTTCCTTATATGTTTTCTGATGATGATTATTATCACGAGTTAGCTGGTGACGCTGGAATATATTATGATGGTGAGAGCAATTTTATTCAGACGATACATACTATTTTAGACAATGAAGATGATAGGAAACATTGGAGTGATAAATCATTGAATAGATTTGAACAAGGTAAATGGGAATCAGCCATCAATCAATTTAATGATATGTTAAATGAAACAATAGACAACTTACCAATGATAGGTGAAACAGATTCTTATAAAAGAATATTAGATTTTATTCACAAGAAAAAATCTGTTTCTAAAGAAGACATTTTAGATTATTTAAATTGGGGTGTGAGAATATCTTTCACATCTTATAGAAATAGATTAAGACAAGAACCAACAATTAAATTTACAAAAAATAGGTATGAAATAAAATGAAAAAACTAACAGCAGAACAAATACAAATGAATTGGGAAACATTAATGGATATTATTAACAAACACATTAGTGGTGATAGAAAAGAAAATCTTATAAAAATGTATGATGACTTTAAAGATAGAATGATGTTTGCACCAGCAAGTGCTAAAGCAGATTTTCATAATGCGATGCCAGGTGGATATGTTGAACATATTCTTCACATTATCAACCATTCATTAGAATTAAAACAAGTATGGGAAAAGAATGGAGCTATGATTAACTTTACAGACGAAGAGTTGGTATTTGCAGCGATGCATCACGACTTAGGTAAGGTTGGTGATTTGGAACACGACTATTATGTTCCACAAGATTCAGAGTGGCACAGAAAGAATCGTGGTGAGATTTATAAACATAATCCACAACTTCAATATATGAAAGTACCTGATAGAGGATTGTGGTTACTTCAACATTATGGTGTTAAGGTTTCTGATAAAGAATACATTGGTATTAAACTTACAGATGGTTTATATGATGATGCTAATACAGCTTATTTAAAGGGATATAATCCAGATTATAAGTTAAGAACTAATATGTGTTATATACTTCATCAAGCTGATATGATGGCTACTCATATTGAATATGACCAGTGGAAAAGAGGTGATGTATCAGATGAACCGATAAACACAAAAGTTCCAAAAACAAAAGATGAACAAAAAAAAGTAGATAACCTCAAACAAAAGTTTGATGAGTTATTTGCTTAGGAGATTATTATGTGGTGGTTATTAACAATATTATTATTTTTAGTTAGTGTAGTTTCATCTACATTACTATATTATTCTTTAAAAAGAATAACACAATATGAAGAATTTATTTTACAGATTCAACAAGTAATAAAATTCTCAACAGACAAAATGAAACTTGTAGATTCAAGAGGTCATTATGAATCAGATGATGAGACTGGTTTTTTCTTTGAACAATTAAAACAAATTCAATTATCTCTTGATGGGATATTTGAAGAACAGGAGACAGAAGATGCCAAAAAAGAAAACTAATAAGATAGAAGAAGAAATAAAAAAAATAGTTAAAAAGAAAAAACGAAAAGTTTATTTCGGACAAGAGGTTCAAAATGCTATAATAAGATATAATGATTTGGATAGTATTAAAGAACAAGCTGAACGAAATAAAATATATGGTGAAGAGATACATAAAGCGTTTGATAAGTTAGCTGAAAATATTATTAATACATTTAAGTTTACTTATTTTGATTATGGTTTTAATGATATAAAACATGAAGTTGTAGCATTTATGGTAATGAATATTCATAAATACGACCATACAAAAGGTTCAAAGGCATTTAGTTATTTTTCTGTCGTAGCGAAAAATTATTTAATTTTACATAATAACAACAATTATAAAAAATTAAAAAGTCATAATGGTATAGAAGTTTTAGATAAAGAAAAAAATATGAATTCTATTGACAATGATTTTGAATCATTCACATCTGAAATGGTAGATTATTTTGATTCAAATTTAAATAGTATTTTTAAAAAAGAAAGAGATTTAAAAATAGGATATGCTATTATTGACTTAATTAAACATAAAGATGAAATAGAAAACTTTAACAAAAAAGCTTTATATATCTTAATAAGAGAAATGACAAATGTGGAAACTGCACATATAACATCAGTTGTTAATGTTTTAAAAAGACATTATAAAAAATTAATTAATAAATATCATACACATGGCACAATTATGATAGACAATTCAGGTTCTTTCTTTTAAAAATATCATTATACACACAAAAAAAAACCCACTACTTTGATAGTGGGTTTTTTATTTTAAACAATTTCTTACAAATTTAATATTTATATATGAATAAATACATTCAAAGGAGATTGTATGTCAGACAAAAATGAAATATTTGAGGGTAAAACCTTTCAAGATTTAACAAAAGATATTTACGAAAACACTACAAAGCGTAAAACTCAAATCGATTTGTTAATATCAGAGATACACGGATTCATTCAAACTATAGATGATGTAGTTATGGTAGCACCTATCATAAAAGAATATATGGATACTGCAGTTAAAAATGATGAACACCTTGTTAAATTAGCTGGTGTATTACAGAGAATTATGTCTAAATCGAGTGGTGCTAATGAAGAAAGTATGTTATTATCAGAATCAGAAAAAGAAGAATTAATGGCTACACTTCAAGATACTGTTCAAGATTTAGAAAACGAACAAAGTAGACTTGAGGGTATAAAAAATAAAACTATAAATCCAAACATTACGGAGGGCTAAATGGCTTCAATATTTACAACATCAAAAGAAGCAAAAATAAAAACATCATTTGGAAAGGGTAAATTTACACCATTTTATTTACAATTTGTACCTGGAGTGTGTGTAGATTCAATTACAAGTAGTGATACATTTAATTCATATAATGATGAAAATAATATAAATTCAATATTGGCAATACCTCATATTAGAAATAAAAGAAAAAAAAGAAAAGCAAATCTTAATAATAGTGATAGATACTTTCCCTTATTAAGAGGTATATTTGAAGTTCCAGCAAAAGGAGATCCTGTTTTACTTTGTACTATTGGTAATGTTCAATATTATTTAGGTCCATTAAATACGGATAATAATCCAAACTATAATCCTGATAATATGTCTGAACCCGAAACATCTTTAGATTCTGGTGATGAAAATGTAGAATCAAATTCAATATTAGCTAGAGGAGAATCCTTAAATTTTCAAAAGGTAAATCACAATAGAATGATTAAAGAGTGGAATGAAAAATTAGATGGTAATATAGCTTATAATGAAACTCATGGTGATATGATGATGGAAGGAAGACATGGTAATAGTTTACGAATAGGTAGTAGAGGGAAAAATCCATATATTATAATTTCAAATGGAAGACAAGAAACTTTTAGTAAAGAAAGTTTTGCTGATGGGACATTGATTAGTATTGTTAATAGGGGAAGTTTAAATCAACACTTTGGTGGATACGCTAAAGAAATTGAACCATATGAAACTCAAGGTGAAGTTACAGTTGCAAGGGAACTTGAAATTGTTGATGGTTTTATATTAGCTTCTGATTATGTATCTCAAAGAG